TTTATTTGTCGGTACTAACGCAGGTGCTAATAACACTACAGGAACATATAACACATATGTTGGTGGGTCTACTAATACAGCTTATTATATGACCACAGGTTCAAGGAACACCATCATCGGTGGCTACAACGGCAACCAAGGCGGCGTAGACATCCGCACCGCAAGCAACAACATCGTGCTGTCGGATGGAAATGGTAATCCTAAATTGTACTATCTAAATAGTGTATCCGCATGGCGTTCAGCAGAGATATACAATAATACAACTAGCACAGCTGCTAATATGGTTAGTTTGTCTAGTGGAACAATCTGTCGATCAACATCTTCATTAAGATATAAAAAAGATGTAACAGATGCTTCTCATGGTTTGTCTGAATTGCTTAATTTAAGATCTGTAACATTCAAAGGAACAGGTTCAGAAGATGGTGATATTGTTCATGGTGGTCTAATTGCAGAAGAAGTACACGAAGCAGGGCTTACTGAGTTTGTAGATTATGACAATCAAGATAGGCCAGATGCTATTCACTATGGTAATATGGTATCCCTCTGCATCAAAGCAATCCAAGAACTATCTGCAAAAAACGATGCACTAGAAGCACGTATCACGGCTCTAGAAAACGCATAACCTGTAACCAGTCAAAAGGAGAAAGAAATGACTGATACACCTACTACAGAAGAAATTGCACAGCACTACACAGCGATGGGCCACTCTGTTGACCTAATTAGCGCTGGCAAACCAGAAGGCATGGAAGATGCTGATTGGGCTGACACAGTTGCTCGTAATGTTGAGCATCTGGGACTCATGGTAGCTAAAGACTTCTGGACTACAGAAGACATGACTGCTGCCAATGCTGCAATCGCAGCCAACTCGTAACTCAAACTTAAAGGAGACTGTCATGGGTAAAAATGAAAAGAACCTCATCACTGTCAACGACATCGAATACAACATCGAAGACATGACCGACGCACAGAAAACTATGTTGAACCACATCAATGATCTGGATCGCAAGCTGGGTTCTGCGCAGTTTAACTTGGATCAGCTCAACGTAGGCCGTGATGCTTTTGTTAAGATGCTGGCTGAATCATTGGAAGCGCCAGCGGAAGACGACGCTGAATAGTCTGGCGCACATAAAGCAAAGGGCCAGCTACATGCTGGCCTTTTGCATATTTGGCACAATGTGTTATATTGGCCTCAATTCCGTTTGCGAGAGGCTACAATGGCTTTAATTGATTTAAACATTCCCGCTGGCGTTTATCGCAACGGTACTGACTTGCAAAGCATGGGGCGCTGGCGTGACGCTAATCTTGTGCGTTGGGATGACGGCGTTATGCGTCCAGTTGGCGGATGGCGTACCCGAAACAACAATGCAGCTAACGCAGCCCCGCGCGGCATGACGACTTGGATTACAAACGACAACGAGCGCTGGATTTCCTCTGGCACATACAACAAACTTTACGTTTGGGCCTCTACTGGCGCTCGGTATGACATTACACCTGTTGGTTTGACGGCAGGCCGTGAGGACGCAATCTCATTTACAGGTTACGGCGGAGCTGAATTTGGCGCTTACGCATACGGTATTGCCCGGCCTGATACAGTTCGCATTCAGCCAGCGACAAGTTGGGACTTAGAGTCGTGGGGCGAATATCTGCTAGCGTGTAACGAGGACGACGGCAAGATTTACGAATGGCAGCTTGGCACTGGCACACCCGCAGCGGTTCTGTCTAGCGCGCCCGTGGACAACCTTGGTATAGTTGTGACTGAGGAGCGTTTCTTGTTTGCGCTTGGCGCAGGCGGTAACCCGCGCTTGGTGAGCTGGTCAGACCGCGAGGATAACAATTCATGGACGCCAGCCGCCACAAACGAGGCGGGCAGTCTTGAGCTAAACACGTCAGGCACATTAATGAAGGGTATGACTGTTGCAGGTCAGACATTGCTTTTGACAACACGTGATGCCCACGTTGCTAACTACATTGGCCCGCCATACGTTTACGGCATTGAGCGTGTCGGAACAAGCTGTGGCTTGGCCGCAAAGCAAGCCGCGGTTGTTGTCGACCGCGGTGCGTTCTGGATGGGTGTCAATTCGTTTTACGTCTACACTGGTGGAGCTGTGCAAGAGTTGCCGTGTGACGTTGCTGATTATGTGTTTAATGACATTAACAAAGGTCAGATCAGCAAGGCATTTGGCATGTCAAACTCAATGTTTGGCGAAATCACCTGGTTCTACTCCAGCGCGGCGTCAACGGAAAACAACCGTTACGTTACATATAACTACACCGAAAACACGTGGATGATTGGAGAGCTGGCCCGCACGGCTGGAATCGACCGTGGTGCGTTCCGCCAGCCGATGATGGCCGACCCAGCAGATTACAAAATTTACGAGCATGAGATCGGCTTTGATTATGGCTCCCTCACCCCGTTTGCCGAAACTGGCCCGTTCCGTATTGGCGCAGGCGACCAAGTTATGAGCGTGACCGAAATGCTTCCGGATGAAAAGTCACAGGGTGACGTAAGCGCCATATTTAAAACGCGCTTTTATCCAAACGGCACCGAGCGGTCATACGGCCCTTACTCAATGAGCAACCCAACGTCGGTCAGGTTTACCGGGCGTCAAGTTCGCATGCGGGTTGAGGGCGAGCGCCTGTCTGACTGGCGTGTTGGCATTAACCGTGTTGACGCCGTTGCTGGGGGCCGTCGATGACGCAACAGAACCGACCACCAGAGCCAAGGGACAAGGATTGGCAAACTTGGGGGCGACGCCTTATGTCATACTTGTCTCAGACGCGCTCGCCACTGGTTCAGCAAACTGGCGATGAAAGCGCTGCCGACGATGGCACACTTATGTGGGATAGAATTAATCAATATCCGGTTGTCAGTAAAAACGGCGAGTGGCGTCAAATTGTTTTGGAAGACGGCCACGCAGATTTTATATTAACATCTGACGTTACGCCAGCTGCCGCAAACACAGCTTACAAAATTACATATGACGCTCCAGTAGGCAATGACGGAATAACACAAGGCACTCCAGCATCTCGCATTGTTTTTGAAGAGGCTGGCCAGTATTCTGTGTCTTTTTCCGCACAAGTATCATCAACATCATCCAGCACTGTTCATTTTTACTTTTGGCCAAGTGTGAATGGGTCTGACGTTGCTAACGGAGCAATGACAACAGCCTTGCATCAAAATAACGCTACATTGGTCACATCGCGCACGCAAATATTTACATTTGCAGCAAATGACTATCTTGAGGTTAACTATATGATTGACAATACAAGCGGATTTCTTAATTACATTGCAGCGTCTTCTCCAGTTCCGGCAATACCCTCTACAACGCTGGCGATAGTGAGGTTACATGGATAAAGAGCTTGAAAGATGCCGTCCCTGGATTGAAGCTGCGTTAGGATATTCTGGCGGCACACACGACTTTATTGACGTGGCTGAAGGTATTTACAAAGGCACGATGCAATTGTGGCCAACGCCAAAGGGGTGCATAGTAACTGAAATCGTGTTATATCCGCAAAAGAAGTTGCTAAACGTGTTCCTTGGCGGCGGTGAGTTGGATCAGATTTTGGATATGCACAGCGATGTGATAGAGTGGGCCAAAGCACAAGGATGCACAGCATTGACTATGACGGGGCGTTTTGGCTGGAAAAAACCATTGGCGAAGCACGGTTGGAAGCCACTGCACGCGTCCTATGTTAAGGAGTTTGAATAATGTCTGGCGGAAAAGGTGGATCAACATCCTCATCGATTACAATCCCAGAATACATTGAGGCCGCTGCGCAGCGCAACCTAAACAAAGCCGAGCGCATTTCGCAGATCGGCTATACTCCGTATTACGGTCCAGATGTTGCTGCGTTTACACCCATGCAGCAAGCTGGCTTTCAAAACACAGCGGACTTGGCTGGTGCGTTTGGCATGTCAGGCGGAAATATGTCTCAGCAGGATATTATGGGCGGTATGACGCCAGCCACAACATACGCAGGCGGAGTGCAGGGTTACTCCTCTGCGCCAATATACGAGCAATCATTGCAAACATTGGGTGAGCGTCGGCCTGGGCAAAAGGCTTACATTGATAGCTTTTTTATTGACCCATACACGGGCGCAGCTGGCACGAACAACTTCGCTCCGATTGATTATACAACCTACAATACTATGGCGGATCAGGCTGCGGCTCAACAGGCCAATGATTTGGCTATTGCGCAAGCCGGAAATTACGGGCTTACAGATCAGGCTGTTGACCCGGCTTTAGCCGCGCAGCCGGACCCGACAATATTTGAAAACACTCCGTCAAATATTCAAAACTCTCAGGAAATACTTGCGACTGATCCATCAAACCCAAATTACGATAACGCCTTTCAAGACGTTTACGATTATCAGTCAAATCAGGCCGAAATTGATCCGTATGGCCAGTCCACTGGTTTTGGAATTACCCCAGATGTCGTGGCCGCTGCTGGAGGAATCGACGCATTTTTACCAGAGCAATTTGGCCCTTATCTTCCAATGGATATACCTGACGATTTTAGCGTTCTTGACCCAAGCCAGCAAGCGTCAACCTACATAACCGATCCAGCATCGGGAATAACGGACACATCCACAGCTGGCACCAGCATTCAAATACTTAACGATTTGACCGAGCTTGGCACTGGCCTTGCTAGTAACACGCTTCTAGGAAGCGTATTACTTGGGCCATCATATAACGTGGGCGGAGTAAATAATCCTATTGAGTCTCCGACGCTTGGTCAGATGCAGGCCGCCGCACCTGCGGGTATGGTCTACCAGCCCTCCACAGGTTCTTATGTTACTGATGATAATGACAATACGGCTCACAGCGATATGATGGCCACGTCTACCGCCCCCGTAACTTCAATTAGACCAGTATCAAGGGACGATGCAGCTGGCGGCGCTGACACAGGCGACGACGGTGGTTGCGTAGTTGCAACACACGCAGTCAGCTCAGGCGCATTCTCATCGACAACTAAGCGCGAGGCCGTTGTGTGGTGTATGCAAGTCTTGCACGGCAAGTGGTGGGGCGAAGCAATACGCAGAGGCTATCGCCACCTTGGCCGCAGCAAGATTGAGCAAGGCAAGGCACATGAGCATTACCAAGAGTTTCGCAATTACATTGCATTTGCCTCTGGCAAGAAACGTACAGTTAAAGGCGCTCTGCACTTTGCAGCGCGCACAGTCCAATTCTTTGTAGTTGGCCTAGTAAAAAAGGACGCATAAAATGGCTCTTATGGCTAACTTGAACACTGTCCCAGGGCCTAACGCACCTCGCCCGGCGAATCCGTTTTTGGCTAACTCAAATGCTGTATCAGAGCCTAGCACGCCCCGTCCGCCGAACCCGTTTATGGGCATGTTCGGCGGCGGTAAGGGCGGCGGTACAGCCGTTGCTCCGACAGCCGCTCCGACAGCGACAGCGGGCCAGCTTCAACCGACAAGTGGTGGCCTTGGCGGCAGTAAAGGCGGTGGGGCGGTTTCGGCTCCTGAGCTTACTGAGCGCGGGACATATTTTAATGAAAACGGCGTTGAGATGATGCCGCAGCTCGGTTTTGGTGGCGCGGCTGCTGTCCCGTATGCGCCTACTGACCGCCTGCCACAAGAGACAATAGCCCCAGTTGCCGGGACTGGCTCAGCTCAGCAACCTCAGTTTAACGTAAACCAAGCCGCAGCTGGGTCTTTACAGGGAGCAATTGGCGCTACCGAGCAGGCCATGCGGGGTCCACTTAATGTTGGCGCATATGCCAACCCGTACACCAGCGCAGTTATTGAGCGCACTCAAGAGGACATTGAGCGCCAGCGTCAGATGGCCCAAAACACTCTTGGCGCACAGGCTACCGCTGCAGGAGCGTTCGGCGGATCACGCCAGGGCGTTGCCGAGGGTGTTATGGCTGGTGAGTATGGTCGCATTTCTGGCGATATTGCAGCGCAGCAGCGCCAAGCAAATTACAATCAAGCATTGCAGGCGGCGATGGCTGACCGCACATCTCGACTTGGCGCAGCATCTCAGCTTGGCGGCCTTGGCCAGCAAGCCTTTAGCACTGGACAGACAATCCAGCAAAACCAAATGCAGCAAGGCTTGTTACAGCAGGGTATCCAGCAGGCTCTTATTGACGCGGCCAAAGCCCAGTATGGCGGTTACACAGGCGCACCAACTTCTGCGCTGCAAGCTCCATTAGCTGCGCTTGGCGTAACGCCAACGCCGCAAACTACAACTAATTCCGTGCAGCCCGGCTTGCTTAATTACTTGCAGCTTGGCGCAGACATGTTTCCGGGTTAAGGATAGGGGTCTACAATGGTTATGAATCCGCAGCAGCCAAGTCAACCGCGTCGCGGTCTCCTCGGCTTATTTGACAAGGCCATGAAGACAGACGAGGACACTGGCCTTAGCCCGTTGCAAAACTTTGCCGCAGCTCTTGACCCGTTAATCTTAAAAGACTTGCGTGGCGGCGAAGGCATACGTCAGCGCGGCGTTCAACGTGCAGCCTCAATGTCAAAAAATAAAACCGTTGACATGCTCCGCGCTCAAGGTCGGAATGATTTAGCTGATGCTGTGATGAACCGCACAATTGGCGCTAAAGAAGCATTTAGCGTTATGCAGAGCGAGAAAGCTGCTGACTTGGCGTTCCAAAGGCAGAAGGATTTAGCTTCGTTTAGCGCCGGGCTTAAAGCTCCAAGAGACAATCGTACAGCTCAAATTAAGAATTACGAATACTTCTTAGCGCAGGGCAAAACGCCAGATCAGGCCGCCGCTTTGGCAAAATCTGGTGACGTGTTTAATCTTGGCGGAGAGAAGCCAAATGCGT